GTCCCAAGGCGATAATGCCATATTTAGTATCCTTCTCGCACATACGAATCAAGCATGTCTGCGAGTTCAGATGATGGGTATGCCTGATATAAACCACGAAGTTCATTAAGCACTGCATCAGATTCTTTTGGTACAACAAACTGTGTGCCAGGTGTAGGTCCAGGACCAAATGATGCGCCTGCGGTTACTGGTTCGTTAGGTCGTTCTGTTGGACGAGCCAAAGAACCAAGTCCACCAGGCATAACTTGTGGTGGTGCAGCGGGGGCTGGGGCAGGTGAACCGCCCATTGGGACCACTGATTGTGATGCTAATTGTGCACCAGCCTCGCCATATGCTTGACCTGGTACTGCTGTTTTAGCCATCTTCTCTGCTGGGTTACGCAAATCGGAACGGTTTGAATACTGCTTTGCCATTGTTACATCCCTCCAAGGCTATTTGCAAGACTTAATACACCACCAGGGGATGATGGCTGTGCTGCGGCTGCTGCTCCACCCCCACCAAGTTGCGCAAGCATTGCTTCCATGCCCTCAGGTGGTGGACCTGCTGGCTGTTGTTCCATACCCATACCTGGTGCTGACAATCCTGGCTGTGTTTCAGGTGAACCTGCTGGTGCCAACGCTGCTTGGCGTTCTTGTGCACGCTTTTGCGCAGCCATGATTGCTTGAGGTAGTGACATCTTATTGGATTGCACCTGTGATGCAATGTATGCGAGGTCGTCAGGCTGGTATGGACCGTTCGGGTCGGCTGCTTGTGCCTGGATTGAAGACAACAACGCTGCTTCAATACCCTCGGCAACAAGACGGTCCTTCTCCAACTCGGGGTCAGAGATAAGTGGGTCGGCTTCACGGGCTGATTCCTTGGACATAAGACCTGTGCCGAGACGCTGACCGAGTGACACGATGAGACTGTTGACATCTGCACCTGATGCTGAGTATGCAACATAGTGGAAGTCTGTTTCCCACAACTTGTTTGGTGTGTAGTCCTTGATACCACCACCCATGCCAGGCATGAAGAATGACTTGGAGGTTGAACCCCAGTATGCCTTTTCAATGGCGATAGCCACTTTGTCTTCTTCAACCATTGAGGATGCGAAGATTTCTTGTGCTTCTTGTACTCGGAAGTCCACGGTTGCGGATAGAACGCTGTCTCCACGGCGACCTGTGCGGATGTTTGTGCCTGATTCGCCACCGAACTCGGCAGGAATTGCACCTTCAAGACGCTCTTGACGCTCCAAACGGTCCAATGCTGTGTCTGTCTTGTAGCCAGGGTTGGACTGGTGAGTCTGAATGTCACCGCCCTTAACAACTCCCAACTGTCCTGACTTGCCATCGGCAATTTGCAGGATTTCGGGGTTTTCACCTGGGCGTGCTACGAGATATTCGTCAGGGAAGATGCCACGCTCAATAGCAATCTCGGTGAGAGCCTGAAGACGGGCACGGGTGTAGTACATACCGAGCAATCCATCAAACTGACCGTGTGGCTTGTCCAATGTGATGCGCTGTGGCACGATTACGAGTGGCATACCTGCACGGTTGACGATGCGGGACAGTTCAATCGCTGGTGAACCCATATATGCAGCACCGCTGATGGGGTCACGCTCTTTTTCGTAGCCCATAACAAGGGTAACGATTTCATCTGCGCATACATATTCAAGGATTGTGAACATGTCGTCATGTTGTGGCTGTCCTACACGGAGTTGACCGTTGACTACATAGCCAAAGTTCTGTGCGAGCCACTGGTATGAACGGCTGTAGGAGAAAATGCAGTCGTGCGGGACTGGATTGTCTACATCTACGATTGGTGCGGGGAAGGTGTCAAGCGGGTTACGCAGTTGCCACTCGGGGATGCGCTTATCAAAGTTAGGCTTGATGTAGATAGGGCTGTTGCTGTAGGCAAGAAGGTGACGGGCACGGCGGCGCATCTTCATGCCCATACGGTTTTGGTCCCAAATGGCAAGCATTGCACGCTTGCGGTCACGAGCCAACTGCATGGAACGGTCTTGACCTTCACGCAGGGCTGGGAAGTATGGGGTCGGCATTGTTGATGCGACTCGCATGGACATTTGGTCTAGACCCTGTACCAGTAGGTTCGCTACTGAGGACTTGGTGTTGCGGTCTAGTTCGTTAAGCGGGACGACAACATCACCGTTAGCGAGTTGACGCACTTGACGCATTTGTGAAAGAACAGGACCTTGAGCATTTACCCTTTGGCGGTACAGGTCAACTATTTCTTCAACTGATTTCATGCGTGACCTTTACAAGACTCAAACGATATAACGATAACATACTACCCTTACTTAAGCCAGGATGGTCGCCACTGCTTCGGGGGTGGTTTATGTTGTGTCAGGTTCGGCAGGTTGAGCAGTGCCATCCATAGAGCCATCACAATGTCGGTGCCATGCTTCTTGTCTCTTGCCCACTTGGTTAACTCGTCTTGGGCTGCGAGAGTCTTCCAGTTACCTTTCATAGATGGGAGGCGTAACGCACCCGACCTGATGACTGGAGGGAGTAGTGCTTCCACACCAAGGGTTTCGTCCAGTTTGTTTCGGCTGGTGGTGTGAGGGATGACATTGACTCGGTGCATTGCTTGCCACTTGCGTACAAAGTCGTGCGCTAGAAGGAATCGCTGGGCTGCGTTGATTTCTACAATCCAGTGGGAGATGGGGTAGCCCATTTCTACAGACCGCTGTTGAAGGTCGTCCATCAGTCCTGAGTATTCCCCTGTCATGGTGTTGTAGCCGAGCACTTCTTCGGCTGACAGTTTGACTCGTTCAATGTCTACGACATGGTAGAGGTTGGTGTTCGGCTGGTAGATAATCCATACGAACGCCCAAAACATTGTTGGGGACGGGTCCACTGCCACGATGGATATCCACGGGTGGGCTAAGCCTTCGGGGATGTAGCCTGGTTGACGGTCTGCGTCTACGCACCCTGGGTAGTCAACTCCGTCCAGTCCTTTGCCGCCTGTAATCCAGGTTCGCTGTACCAGTTTGGAATCCAAGTCCAAGTCTTCTTGCTGGTAGACAACTTTGAACACATCAGGTTTGTTGTACCTGATAAATGATAGGTCTTTCCAGGGGAGACGCTTGGGGTCTAGAAGCGGTCCGTTCGGATACGGTTCGGATTTGAAGGAACGAGACTCCTTGCCCGTGTCCAACTCCTCGTAATACGCTTTATAAATAATGTGTCGGTATTTCTTTTGGCGAACTGGTACACCTTCAGATACATCCTCAGGGGTAATGACATCTGCGCCATCGTAATTGATATCTTCCTCAATGTCGTAGGTTTCTTTGGCAAGACAATGAGCGTAAAGGTCCCCTGAACCGAGTCTCTGCCCGACAACAGCCAGCAACCCTCCTGGGTCGCAACGGGCTTCCGCCACACCGTCCCAGCGTTCAAGCAGTTTGTCTCTAGCCACGCTTTCTCTCGCATTGTCAGGTGACGCAACATCGTCAAAGAGACATAAATCGGCTCGGTGACCGATGAACTCCGCTTCAATACCATATGCACGGACAGTCGGCTCCTTGTTATCCAAGCCGTTTCCGTCAAGTTGTTCAACAACGAACTCCTCAGCACGCCATAAGGCTCCCTTGTCCACGGGTTTGAATCTTCCATAGTCAATCGTTAGGCATCCTTCTGCATTTACTGCTAGTCCTTTTTGTACCATACCTGGGTCGGGTTCAATCGGGGCGACTCGTTCTAGGGTTTCTCGGATTCGGCGGGAGTACATCTTTGCCATGTTCTGTGAAACGGAACCAATCATGACTCGGACTCGGCGGTTACGCACGATTGCCCACACCGCTACATCGTGGAACAGGGTTGACTTACCTGCGCCTGGTGGGACATTGATAACTACGAACTCTTTTTCCTCAGACTCCAATAGTTCAACCAATGTAATGGCTGCTTCTACCTGCCAAGGGGAAGGCACACGACCAAGGTAGTGGGTGCGGAAGAAGTCAAAATCTTCTAAGCCTCTAAGTGCGTTCTCGGACAACATGTCATGGGGGATTGCGGATGGCAAGTCAATGGCATCCATGAAGTTCATGTGC